TGCTAGAACACATGGCAGAACAATTAGAGAAATTAACTGAAAGAGTTGATGATATGATGAATAACAAAGTCAATATCAATAGACTACAAATGGATGTAGAGCGATTAAGAATTGATACAGAAAAATTAAAAGATAGTGTTAGAGCAAACATAGGTAAATTAAATGGGAATCACTAGCTTAGTATTTGCATTATGCTTATTTATTAACGGAGAACTTGTAGAGCATAGAATACAAGATAGTCTTTCTACCTGTTTAAAGATGAAACGTGAAGCTACTAGAAATATGGATATGAAGAATAAACAGTTTATGTGTGGAGAAGTAGAGGCTGAATTAGAAACTAATATTGATGGTAGTAAAACTATTAAAAAAATTGTAAAGTCAAAATAATTTATGAGTATAACTATGAACAATTGGATTTTGCACATTATTGAAAAATATGCTTCACGAATTAGTGTTTGGTGTTGGCAAAAAAGAATTGAAATACTTTATAAAAAAAGACATAGTAAAAAATGAAGTTTATACTTGCATTAACCATTTGATCAGCAGTTACAGGTTTTTGCAATAACACAATGACAATCAAACCAGCTTATGATACTTGGACAGAATGCGTAGTTGCTGGTTCACAGTTGACTATTAAATTTGCAGAGTTAAAAGAGAAAGAAATCAATAGGGAAAAATTATATATATCTTATTTCTGTAATGAAAATAACACTAACAAAACCCCAACATAAAGTTTCATCAAGTAAAAAAAGATTTAGAGTTTTAGTTTCTGGTAGAAGATTTGGTAAAACCTATCTGTGTATTACTGAAATGATGAAGTATGCTACAAAAGTTAAACAGAATATCTGGTACGTTGCACCTACATTTAAAATGGCTAGAGAAATTGTATGGTCTAAACTTAAAGAAATATTACACAACTTTAATTGGATTGATACAATCAATGAATCTAATTTAACAATCACTATTAAAAAAACAGGAAGTAAAATATCTTTAAAAGGTTGTGAAAACTATGATGGACTTAGAGGTAGTGGTTTAAACTTTTTAATTCTTGATGAGTTTGCAGACATTGATGAAAAGGCTTGGACAGAAGTATTAAGAGCATCTGTTGCAGACACCCAAGGAGATGTTCTAATGTGTGGTTCTCCTAAAGGCTATGGTAACTGGGCATACAGAATGTATCTTAAAGGAAAGGAAGAAAGCGAGTGGGATAGTTTTCAATTTACTACTTTAGAGGGTGGTATGGTATCTGCAGAAGAAATAGAACAAGCTAAACAAGATATTGATATTAGAACTTTTAGACAAGAGTTTGAAGGTACTTTTGAGAACTATGCTGGAGCAGTATATTATAACTTCCACCCTGTAGACAATGTTAAGAAAAAAGAAATAGATTGGTCAAAACCTTTACACATTGGTTTAGACTTTAACGTGGATCCAATGTCAGCTTCAGTATCTCAAATTGATAAAGATATTGTACATTTTGTAGATGAAATTGTAATTTACTCTTCCAACACAGATGAAATGGTAGAAGAAATTAGAGATAGATATGGCAGTAAAACTAAAATATTTGTGTACCCAGACCCAGCCTGTAGACAAAGAAAAACTTCTGCTGGTGGTAAAACAGATTTAACAATATTGCAGAATGCAGGTTTTAATGTTAAATGCAAATTGCGTCATAGTCCTGTTAGAGATCGTATCAACGCAGTGAACTCAAGACTAAAGTCAGCAGACGGAAATAGATACATTTATGTTAATCCAACTTGCAAAACGATCATAAAAGGTTTACAAAGGCAGATATATAAGGAAAATACAAATATACCTGATAAGGCAGAAGGATTTGACCATATGAACGATTCGATTGGATATTTAATAGAAATAGTAAAACCTTTAATATCTCAAAACACTTCGTTTAAACCTCAAAGATGGGCGATATAACATGGCATACGAAAGACAAGAAATTTTAGATGTTCATAAAGATTACGAAGAATCAATAAACAAATGGGAGTTTTATATTCGAAGTTTTAATGGTGGCTTTGATTATTCAGCTGGACAATACCTACATAGATACAATTTAGAACTTGATAACGAATATGCAAAAAGACTAGGCAACACAGCTTTAGATAATCATTGTAAAAACGTAGTACAAATTTATTCATCATTCTTGTTTAGAGTTAAACCAAGTAGAGATTTTGGTAGTATGCAAGATGACCCTATTTTAGAATCATTCTTAAAAGATGCTGATCTTGATGGAAATAATTTTAACACAGTAATGCAACAGGCACAAAACTATGCATCAATTTATGGTCATGTATTTTTATTTTTGGATAAGCCTAACTTTACAACTAATACTTTAGCAGAAGAAATTGAAAACGAAATCAAACCATATCTTTCAATCGTAACTCCAGAAAATGTATTTGATTGGAATTTTGAAAGACAAATAAATGGTAGATATGTTTTAAACTACATGAAAGTTAGAGAAGAAGTAGATAGAAATGGTGGAACTTATTTTAGAATATGGACAAATGAAAAAATTGATACTGTATATCAAAAAGCAAACTATGATGAGCCAGAGTTAATAGATACTGTACCTAATCGCTTAGGTAAGATTCCAGCAGTAATCTTATACAATTCCAAATCGCACAAACGAGGAATTGGCATGAGCGACCTAACTGATATTGCAGATTTGCAGAAGTCTATCTACAATGAATATTCAGAAATAGAACAACTAATTAGATTAACTAACCACCCATCATTAGTTAAAACTCCAGGTGTTAATGCAAGTGCTGGAGCTGGTGCTATTATTGAAATGCCTGATGAAATGGAACCAAACTTAAAACCATATTTATTACAACCATCTGGTCAATCTTTAGATTCAATCATGGCATCAATTAGAAACAAGGTTGAGGCAATCAACAGAATATCTCACATTGGCGCAGTAAGAAATACTAAAACGCAAGTTGCTAGTGGTATTGCATTACAAACAGAATTTGAATTATTAAATGCAAGACTTTCAGAAAAAGCAGATTACATGCAACTAGCAGAAGAACAGTTGTTTAAATTATTTGCAATGTTCCAAGACAAAGAGTTTGATGGAGAAATAAACTACCCAGATAGTTTTAACATTAGAGATTATGCATCTGACCTAGTATTCTATCAACAAGCTAAAGCAGTAAATATTCAGTCGCCAACTTTACAAAAAGAAATTGATAAAGAAATTGCAAGATCAGTTGTAGATGATGATGAAAAACTTGGAGAAATATTTGATGAAATTGAACAACAAGCAGAACTAGGACAATTTACACAAGAAGAAGTTCAAGCACCTGAAGTTGAAGAAGAAGTTGAGGAAGTACAGATTTAATGAATGGCAGATTTAATAGAAAATGTAGCAGACTTTCGTATCAGGCAAATAGAAATTGCTGAAGCTGAATACTACGAACAACTTATCACAACACTAGATAAAATAGAAAATCAAATAGCAAGTTTAGTAAATAGAAAACTACCTACGCAAGAGGGTAAATTATTTGAATTAAAATCAGCAGTTAACTTTCAACCAGAAATTAGAAAAGTATTAGAGGCAGAATATCTTCCTTGGGCTGATAGAGTTGTTAGAAAAGGTTTTAGCAAACAAGCAAAGCTAATTGAAAAAGCATTTAAGAGAATAGGTAATATACCTGTAGAGTTCCAACAATTAACTCAAGCTGATTTATCTTTAATACAAAATCTTAAAAGACAAGCATTCAGTCAATTCAAAGATATATCAAATACATTTACAAGAACTTTAAATCAAAAGGTTTATCAATATACTTTGCTAGGCAATAGTCCTGTAGAATTAGAACGTGAATTAAGAAAATCAATTAATGGTATTTATGCAAAAGCAGATCAAAGAGAAATTAGAAAGTTAGTAGATCAAATCAAACTTGATGATATTAAATACAGAGGACTTGATAAAAGAACTGCAGTTGCAAAAGCATTAAAACAAAAAATTGATAAAAATGTACAAATCTTACAATCTCAATATGCTTCAGATCGTGCTGGAGAGAACATGAAAAAGTATTCTAGTCAGCTATTAAACGATACCCTTAGCGAGTTTGACGCAGAACTAAATGCTTTTAAATCAGACCAAGCTGGGCTTAAAATGGTTAAATATTTTGGTAGTATTATCGCTACAACTAGAGATCATTGTGCACTTGTAAGAAACGGAAGATATGATAAAAGAAAATCAGGACTATTTACGATTGATGAAGTCAAGGCACTTTGGAGAAGAAAAAGTTGGTCAGGAAAGAAATCTGGCGATCCTTTAATTGTTCGAGGTGGATATAATTGCCGTCATCAATGGAGTTACGTTAACCCTGACTGGTATGACGATAACGGAGAACTAATAATTGAATAAGGAGTAATATGTCAGAAGAAAATAAGGTTGCTCAACCTTTAAATGAGAACACAGAAGCTACTAAACAGGAAGCTACTGAAACAAAAGAAGAAACTAAAACTTTCACGCAAGATCAACTTAACAACATTATTGAGCAAAGAATAATGGCTGAAAGAAAAAAATACGAAAAGAAAATACAAGAAGAAGAAAAACAAAAAGATGAGTTAGTAAAACAAAAACAACTCGAAGAGGCTAAAACAAAACAAGAACTTGAGAAGATTATGCAAGAACGTTTAGCTGAAAAAGAAAGCGAATTAAATAACTACAAGCAACAAATGAAAATGGAAAAAGTAGATAAATCTATACTTTCTGTTGCATCAGTTAATAAAGCTGTTAATCCAGATCAAGTAGTTGCTTTACTAAAATCAGAAGTACAATTAGCTGATGATGGTAGAACAGAAATACTTGATAATAATGGAAACATCAGATATAACGAAAAAGGACAACCTTTAACAATCGAGGAGAGAGTTAAGGAGTTTTTAGATAGCAACCCACATTTCCGTCAAGGGTCTTTGTCTGGTTCAGGAAGTCAGAGTGCTATCGGTGGTAATAGCCAAAAACCCAGAGCGATTGGCGACTTGGATTTAAACAATCCTGCTGACAGAAAAGTTTATGCAGAAATGCGTAAGTCTAGAGGTGGGTTCAAATTAAATCCTAAATTAACAATTAACAATTAAACAATATAGGTAATAAGATGGCTAACGAAACAACATCGTCTACACTATCGGAACTGTATACAGAAATTATCCAAGAAGCTATTTTCAACTTCCAAGAAACTTCTGTAATGAGACCTTTGGTTACGACTTACAATATCACTGGACAAGGCAAACAAGTTGCTGTTCCAGTTTATCCAAACATCAGTGCATCAGCAGTAGCTGAAGCAACTGACTTAGGCAACACTGCAATTAACCCTACAGAAGCAACTATAACTGCATCTGAGGTTGGTGTTATGACTACACTTACTGACTTAGGTAGAGATACTGCGTCAAGAGATGTAGCAGCAGACATCGGAAAATTATTCGGTGAAGCTATTGCTAAAAAAGTAGATGCAGATTTAGCTAGTCTATTTTCATCATTCGCTGGTGGAAATGACTTAGGTGGAGCTGGAATCGAATTAACTCCAGATTTACTATTATCTGCTGAAGCAACTCTAAGAACATTAAATGTTCCAAGACCTTACTATGGAGTGTTTAGTCCTAAAGCTATGTTTAACTTGAAAAAAGCTTTAACAAATGCTGGTTACTCAACAGGTGCAAATGCTATGAGTGATGTTGCTAACGAAACTTTAAGAAATGGTTACGTTGGAACAGTATTTGGAATTGATCTTTTTGAAAATGCAAACATTACTTCTTATGGTGATGATGATGCCGTAGGTGGTGTATTCCACCCTCAATCATTAGGTCTTGCAATGAAATCTGATTTCAAAATCGAGACTCAAAGAGATGCATCTTTAAGAGCTACTGAGATCGTAGGTACAGTTACTTATGGTACAGGAATCGTTAAAGATGACTTTGGTTGCCAAATAGTAACTGATATGGCACTTTAATAAATAGAATTAGTTGGGGGACACTGCCGAGAGGTAATTCCCCCTTCTAACCAAACAGGAGATTTATTATGGCTAACTTTACAGGTGCAGATGTTATCACAGTCGCTGATGTTCAAACTTATCAACCAGATGCCTTTGATTTTGGTATAGCTTCGAATGATTCTAAAGTAACTACTTGGCTTGGTTTAACAACAGATGATATTTTAAGAGAATTAAGAATTAAATGGTGGCAAACATATAAAACAAATGTTTTTACAGATATTACAGTTTTAAATACAGTAGAGTTAGAAAACGATAGAGTTAATTTAGATCAATTTAAAAGAGCTGGTGTTTATTTATTTTTAGGTAAATTTTTCTTTCCAGCATTAACAAAATTTAGACCAGAGGCTGATAAAGATAGATTTGAAAGAATGATCGAATATTACAATAGCCAATACAATATAGAATTTCAAAAAATACTAGAAGATGGTGTTGAGTATGATGCTGATGATAACCAACAAATATCTGTGGCTGAAAGAGAAAACTTACACGGCTTTGGTAGACTAATCAGATAATGGCTTCAGAAATTAGAATTAAAACTAACATTAAAAATGTTCAGTTAAGATATGCTAAGTTTATTAATAAATTTCCAAGAATAGTTACAAGAGGCTTAGAACAAGCTGGGGTTAATCTAAAAGAAGTAATAATTAGAAGAACATCTGCTGGTTTAGACTTTAAAAGAAAAAGATTTACTGCTTATTCTCAAGCATACTCAAATTTAAAAAATAAAACTAAAGTTGATCTACAAGATACTAATGATATGTTACAAAGTATTGATTCAAGAATAGTATCAAGAAGAAAAGCACAAGTTTATTTTAGAAGTAATTATGAGGCAAGAAAAGCCATGTATCATCAAACAGGTGCTGGAAAACTACCTGTAAGAAGATTTTTTGACTTTGATAAAAAGCTAGAAAGAGTTATACAAAAGAACTTTGATAAATTTGTACAAAAACAAATTAAAGGTTTAGGACTATGAGTGTAAGAGAAGATATAGCAAACAACATATTAACTACGATTCAAGCGATCAGTAGTCCAACTATTAAAAAGGCAACAAGACAACCTTTTCCATTAGATGAACTATCTGAACAGCAATACCCAGCAGTCTTAATTCAGACACAATTAGAAACAAAAGAAGATCAAGAACTAGGTAGTGGTGGTAAGACTAGAATTAATACTCTTGAGTTTCTTATTACAGGATATACAAAAGGCGCAGAATCAAATATTGATACATCAAGAAATGAACTAGCTGAAGCTATTGAAAATAAACTTGAAGAAGATATTACTAGAAATGGTAATGCTTTAGATACAGAAGTCGTTGAAATAGAAACTGATGCTGGAGAGTTATTTCCTTATGGTGCTATTACAATGGTTGTAAGAGTAATTTATGAACATCAATCAGGAACTGCATAATGTCTAAAAAAGATAAACTAATAGATAAAATTGAATCTAAACTAGATACAGTTGAAAAATTAACAGATGAAATATCATTAATAATAATGGACTGTAGACAAAGTATAGACAAGTATAACGAAGACGAACATATTGAAGACTTTCCTGAACTAGATCACTTTGAAGATTTAGATGATGAAGATATTGACGAGGAAGAAGATAAGGAATAATATAGGCTATGGCTAAAGATATTAAAATGTATAAAGGAAATGACGAGATTACAATTAATGAAAATAATCTTGCTCATTATGAAAAACTTGGATATAAGACAAATAAAGAAACCATACAACAAGAAGAATTAAAGGAGAATAATTATGGCTACTCATCACGGAAAAGAGGGCGTAGTAAAGACAGGAGCTAA